CTTGAATCCTCCCGGCAGGTTCGCAAATTGACCTGCATCAATGAGACTTCTCATTGCTGCTGTTGCACTCATGGTTAGATTACCAAGAAAATGCATCAGGCCAAAACCGTAGAAACCAAACCCCGGCACGAATCTATAGTGGACAAAGTGACTTGTCTTTTCCTTGTTCGGATCATCAGGTTTATAATTTCTACGAATACATAAAACTTTTCGTGATTGCTCTTCTATTGTTACAATATAGGGAAGAGCTATTCCTTCTTCTGCATTTGATTCATCTACTTCAAGATAACAATGTTGTTCAAGTAAAACATACTGGGGATCTGCATCTCCAGTTGGAGAGAAACCAAGTATGGTATCCATCTTGGAGGCAAATGCAGTTGGTTCTGGATTTGTAGCTTCCGGTAATTCCGTATCGGAATATATACCAGAACGCACATCCTTTGCCAGATCAATTGGACTACGATAAATTACATGTGTATATCTATCTGCCTTCGACAGATTACTTGCATAGTAAGATACGTAGAACTGATCAATAGGTACAAATTCAGATACTGGACGTTTAAGATTTGCATCGTAATAAATTTTCTTGAATGCAGATCCTATAAGTGGAAGATGAAAGAGCATCTTTTCAAATTCATCAAAGTATTCCGGCATCTGTTCCGTAAGCTGATAGTTCATAAAGTTCTTGACTCTATTAGCTTGCATCTCACGTTGAGGATTGGATTTACCAAGTATCTGTGTTCGTATTGGACCTGCCGATGGAAATAATTCCTGCGATGCTTTACTCTGGAATTTAACGGCTGACTCTACAAGTAAGGGATGTACAGCAGTACAAGCACCTTCAAATGGTTCTGAAGATTCCTGTATCTTTAAACCTAATAGGTCAAAGCCCCGCTCAAACATTGATTCCCATTCCTGTCGAGAATTTTTATCTGCATCATAATTATTATAAACGTCATTGGATATATCATTCAATACGTTATCGTCCAGATCTTCTGCAAGATTAATATACCATTCTTTAATGGGAGCTTCCGCTTCCATTTCAATAGTACTTCTAAAATCAACTGTTACACCACCATCCGGTTCAAGTTCAAATGTAGCTTCCTGTTCCTCTTCCATAGGTACTGGATTCATAGGAATTACATTAGATACTTCCTGTGGTATTTGTTCAAATGGATTTCGTTCTGTTGCCATTATATTGCTCTCATGTTATATATATAGGGATTACGTTCCATTATGGAACCACCTTGTTTATTTTTAGTTATTGCAGAAATAATATTTTTTTTTGGATTATAAGAAATAGCTTCTTGTACTATACCATCTCGTTCTAAAATAATACTATCATATCCTTGTTTTATAGCTCTACTTTTAACTTCTGTAGTAAGACCACCTTTTGATTCGAATGCTTTTTCAACCATATCTTCAGCTTTTCTAGTAGAGACACCTAAATGTTCAAGTACTTTTATTTCGGGTGAAGATCCTGCAGTTTTACTCATAGAAACTATTAAAGGATTTTCAAAAGTTACATCTAATGGAGTTACAAAACCTCCTGTTATTGGCTTTCCTAAAACATTTTCAGTAGCAAAGCTAGAAGCATACTTTGGATCGGGTGTAACATAAATACCTCCTCCTCCAAAAACTCCTTCTTTACCAGTTTTCCATTTTGCAGGAGAACTTAACTCACCAATATTTGCAGTTCCTCTATACCATCTAGTAGGTATATCTTCTGGAGCAAATTTACGTAATCCTTTTGTAGCTGCTTTTACACCAGCCTTTATACCTCTAATACCCAGACCAAGACCGGGGATCATACTCAAGGCAGACAATCCTGTAAGAGCACCTTGACCTGCTGCTCTGGGAATATTTCCTTCTTCTGCGGCTTCTCGTGCTTCTTTTGCAAACATGGGAGTTTCATAAGCAGCAATGACATTACCTGTACCGGGAGCTACAGCCAATCCTAATTGTTGTAACAGAGGAAGTTCTTCATATTGTTTGTAAGTTCGTTTAGCTATAGAGGGATCTTCAGACATAGATGTAGGTTTAGCTTCTGTACTATAAATTCTAAGTCTTTTAAATAATTCTGTTAAAGGTATATTACTAGTTGCCATAAATTTCCCCTATTTCCCGCTCTTTAATCGTGTAGTTATAATATCTTCTATCTTTGGTAGTATTCTTAATCCACTGTAGCCTATGAAGAAAGCCATTACTGGACCCCACATTATATCAAGTTGCCATTGTTTCATAATGGGAGGGATTAAAAATTCTGCTGCTGCCCATCCAACAAGTATAGCTAATCCCAGATCTCTCCACGATATCTTTCTATTGGTTGCCCAGTTTGCCAGACCACCAACACCACTTGCTCCTATGCAACATAATTTAGCTCCAAACATTGCTATTAACCATTCCATTAAATATTCCTTGGATTATAATCATGATAATTTCTATATACTCTACCTGTTCCTAAAGGATCTGGAGGAACTATATCAGCATCAACTCCTGCTGGTCTGCTACGTAAGAGTGCAGCAGCAGGTGCTACAAATGGTAATCGTTTTCCAACTGCTGGTAACATACGTGCTATATTTGATAGTCCTCTTCCTTGTTCTGGTGGTGGCTGCATTGTAGCTCTTGGTGCTGGTATCTTTGGTTGTGTTGGTTTTGGAGGAGGTAATTTTTTAGTAGCTAAATTCTGTAAAAGACGTTTAAGTACTTCTCCTCCAGCCGTTGTAGCTAAACTTTTTACAAGTTCTTCGCCTTTATCTTTTTCAGGAGCACCTAAAAGAAATTCATCAAAATCTTCCATTTCTTTTTCTATAGCTTCTTCATGTTCAGTACGTAGTTCATATAAATCTTTATCAATTCCTTGAGAATCTAATTCTATTTTTTTCTCTACTTCTTTTGCTTCTCTAACTATGTCTGATAAATCATTAATAATTGGTGCCTCAACTAACATTTTATAAAACTTATCTTTATTTTTTTTTCGGTCTGGATCGTTTATAACAGATTCTTGAGCAAGCCATTGTTTCTCTCCTTCTAAATGGCTTCCTACATCATCAAGTAATATTTTAAAATCATAATGTTTACCACGTAGTACCCTATCCGTAACGTCAGGCCCTAATTTTTCATCTAAATCATATTCTATTCTATTTAATTTATCGTGATATTGATTACTTAATTTAGATATATTACTTGACCATTCTTTAAATTTATCTAAATCAATTTGATCTTTTGATATTATTCCCAAATTAATTTCATTTTTTATTTTCTCTACCATAACCTCAATAGTTTCTGCTATACTTACATCTCTATTTAATTCAAGTTGATCAGTAGATTTTTCAAGTATTATAGTTTGATATGGACGCCAACCTTTTTCAGATTTTAAAGTTTTATAAGGATATAAATCCATATAATCAATACCTTCACTTTCTTCACCTGAAACATAATTCCACCCAATAGGAGGATTAAATACTATATTTTTTAATTTATTATTTATACTAGCTAAATCTTTTATCAAAGATACCATTGATACTTCTGGACTAGCAGATGTTACTAAATCAGTTAAACCACCAAGAACAGATGTATCTAAAGCACTAGAAGCTACAGCACCTGCTCCTGTTCTTAACGCCTTTCCTAATACTTCTCGTCTGGTTAATCCAGTTTCAGTTCTTGGTTTTATATCTTTCGTAGCCATCAATGATCCCCACTATTAATAATGGAACTAATATCATACATCCAATAACAATCATATAATCCATAATTTCTCCATTGTACATATTATTATACACCTAAGTACGCCAGTATGCAACCTTTTTCTTTCTAGGTTCTTCTTCCCATTCTGGATCTTCAGGATGGGTTATGTGCCATGACTCTCTCATATAATGAATTGCCATTGTCAAGGCATCTACCTGATCATCATGAGCTGCATTTGGAAATTGTATTAGTTCTTCCACGAGATCATCAGCCCACTTCTTATGTTTCGGTATCCAGACTCTTCCAGATTCTATCAAGGGAGATGCAGCATAGACACGACTTACCTTATCCCTGTCCGGTAGATATTCTCGTATGGGTAATCCACCTCTACGCATATCCTGTATTAATGATTGCCCACTTGCCTTTTTCTCTATGATACATATATCCGGTTTAAATTCATTATAGAGTAATTGTGATATTCTTCGTAGTTCTGGATATTCAAATCGTCCTTTTATATTTCCCAACAGGATTAAATTGGATACATATGATTCTATACCATATTCATCCTCGTTATACATGGCGAATATGCCCCATGTTTGTATTACAGAGAAGTCGGCAGTAGTACGAGTGGAAAATGCTGTATCATATGTCTGCAATATAAAGTCACAAGTGGGAGGATCTTCGTATTCCCACCATTTAATCCATTTTTTCTTTATAAGCCCACCTTCTTCCGGTGTTGGATTCTGCATATACAGTGCATTCCAGTATCTGGCTCCATTGGAGGCTTTAATTTCATTCTCATCTATCTGTAATATATGATCCGGCTTCCATTCTGGAAAATAAGAGCTTCCTACGGGTAACTTCAGTAATTCTGCTGCTTCATCGTCCAACCATGCTGGAATACGTACTACCTCCCACGGAATAGTTTTATATTCACTCATTTCTTCCTGTTGTTTCAGGAGCCAGCCACATAAGTCATCATAGTGGTAGCGAGTATTGATGATAAGTATGGCTCCATTGGGCATAATACGAGTTCTTAACCCGGCAGGATACCATTCCTTTACATATCTACGTCCTGCCTCCGAATATGAGTCCTCTTCGGACATCACATCGTCCAATATGGCTATATTAGCCCCTCGTCCTGCAATCTGGCTACGTACTCCGGCTGCGTAGTACGTCCCATTTTGCGTTGTCTTCCACTTTCCTGCTGCTCGTACGTCCGTTCGGAGAGAAACAGATTTGAAAATATTCTGAAACTCTTCAGAATTAACAATGTCACGAACAGAACGGCCAAAGTCGCTAGAAAGTTGATCACTATGAGAAACAGTAAGAATTTCATGCTCTGGATTTCTCCCTATATACCACGCTGGAAACAATTTGGAACAAAGAACAGACTTGGAACTACGTGGTGGTAGGAATACCATTAATCTTTTTATCTCTCCAGACTCTAATTGTCTTAATTTATTAGATATTAGCTCAATATGTCTTCCCATCTTCCAATCGGTAATTAAAGTGGGGGCCATTAGGCGAACAAACGTCAGGAAATCAGTCTTTGTCTCTTGTAATACACTTATACTTAATAGGTTATTTAGATCTATGTATGGAGATATAACAGATTCTTGTTGTATATTCATTATCATCCTGTATAATAATATTATTAGTATTAATATTAGTACTAAGTATATTAATACTAATTATCTATATATAATTATACACTAAAAGTTTTAAAGATCCAAATAGTTTTTTTAGTAGCCCTAAAATTTAGGTAAATATGTGTCAGTTCTGATATATATATATAGACAAGCCAGCCATTTTTTTGGTCCCGGTCTTGATTTTAGCCGGATTGCATAGTTTTTTAAAATAAAACGATACCTTGGGATGAAATCCCCGTTTTTTGTCATCCGTCGGAAGCCTTATCAA